TCGTCGATACAACCGACATCACAAAACAGAAGGTCTAGTGAAGTGGTTTATGAAGAACTACCCCAATAAATTGTACGGGTTTCATCTAACGGAATTTGCACAGGCAATGCCTGATGAATACAAAGTAAAAGGAAATGCACCACAGGCCTATCGAAACTATTACATGGGCGAGAAGAGTGGGTTTGCTAAATGGACTAATCGATTGGTCCCGGATTGGTGGTCGATAACGGAGGATGTTTCTGTATGATAAATTTCAAAACCGTTAGGTTTCGAAACTTCGGATCTTTCGGTAACAACGATACTGAGATCAATTTGGACAAACATAACTTCGTTCTTGTGTCTGGAAACAATGGACATGGGAAGTCGTTTGCTCTATTGGATTCTATTACCTTTGCCCTGTTTGGTAAACCATTCAGAAAAATCAATATTCCTCAATTGACCAACAGTGTGAATCAAAAGGACTGTATGGTCGAGGTTGATTTTTTCATCGGTAAGGACGAATACAAAATTAGACGCGGACTCAAACCAAAGATCTTTGAAATATTCAAGGACGGGAAGTTGATTGACCAGTCCGCAAAGGCCAAAGATTACCAACGAATGCTTGAGGAACAGATTCTCAAGATGAACTACAAGTCATTCACGCAGGTGGTGATTCTGGGTAGTTCTTCGTTTGTGCCTTTTATGCAATTAACAGCTGCGGACAGGAGAAGTGTCATTGAAGACATTCTTGATATTAATGTTTTCTCTTTGATGAACGGAATTCTAAAAACGAGAATCGCCACTCTAAAGGAAGAAGAAAGAGAACTTGGTTATGAAATTAGTATTGCGAAAGAAAAGATCGACATACAAAACAAACACATCAAGAAAGTCCAAGACAAAAGTCAAGAGTCGATTAAGGAAATACAAGAAGACATCAAGACGATAATTGGTGAAGCTCAAGAGGTAACAACTTCTATGAGTTCTCTCAAGTCAAAGATTGATGAACTGAAAGAAGAAATACTCTGTCGAGATTCTCTGTCTGCTTCTTTGAGTAAGATTAACAAACTCAAGGATAACATTGACAAGAACATTAAGAACACGGAAAACGATATAGAGTTCTACATGGACAATACAAATTGCCCAACTTGCCATCAAAATATTCAAGACGATCATCGACATGAAATGATCAACGATAAAAAGAAAAAGATAGTTGAATACAACGAGGGACTATCTCAGATTAATTTGAAACTAGAAACTTTGAGTGACGAACTCAGTGTTGTTCAGTCAGTAATGTCTGATATTGCAGAGAAGGAAAAAGAACATTCCGAATTAAACACAGAACTTTCCATTAAAAAGGATCGTATTGAAACTGCAAACAAAAGAATCAACAGTATAAAGTCCAAGGACACGGATGATACACAAGAGAAAGAAAGACTCAAGGAATTAGTAAAGGAACTTGCCGATTTAGATTCGGTCAAAGAATCTAACACCTCTCAGATGCACGACTACGGGATTGTGTCTGGGTTGTTGAAGGACAGTGGTATCAAGTCAAAGATCATTAAGTATTATCTGCCTATTATGAATAGGTTGATTAATAAGTATCTCGGATCTATGGACTTCTTTGCACAGTTTCATTTGGATGAAAACTTCAACGAGACAATCAAGTCCAGACACCGTGACGAATTCAGTTACATGAGTTTCAGTGAAGGTGAAAAGATGAGAATTGATTTGGCTTTGCTTTTGTCTTGGAGAGAAGTTGCAAGACTAAAGAACAGTGCCAATACCAATCTTCTTATTTTAGATGAAGTTTTTGATTCATCTTTGGACAGTATGGGAACAGATGAGTTCATGAAACTGCTATATAATTTGGGTAAGAAAGTAAACGTATTCATTATCTCTCATAGAACTGATCAACTGTCAGATAAGTTCGAACACACGATCACCTTTGAGAAGAAGAACAATTTCAGTCGAATCATTCGAACTTAAAAGAGGAATCCGATGACCATAAACAATGTTCGGGAAGATTGGTATTCTCAACACCGAAAGAAAATTATGGATCATTTTAAAATTGCTAAACCTCTATCCAATAGAGTTAAAAAGTATAAGTCACCTTCGGGTAAGTATACTGTGGTAGTTACGCCTGTTGAATTTAGATTTAGAAACAAGAAAACAAAATACGTCTATACTATCGGTACGGTTTACCAAGACGGTAAGATGATATTTAACGTCCACAGAAACGCTCCTGATTTTCCATATCTTTTCGTGGAGGGTCATGAAGATGGGTTCGATTATCTTCTCTGTGCAGAAGACAATCAAGCTAGAACCGTTGTGCAATTAAACACATCTAAAGCCAGATCTTTTATCAGTGAAAAGTCGCAACGCGGCATAGAATTCTGCTGGCAGAAATTACACACCTCGGAAAATGCCAAAGTTATTGCCGTTGAGGGGTATGTCAAACACAAACCAAAAGATAAATTAGAGTACAGGGAAATAAGATTTTATAAATTTTCTGATGTTATGGACTTGCCATGGAAGGAAATTGGTGAGAGAATAAATTTTCCTTACGAGGAATTCATCTCTTGGGAAAACGATTCTCATTATACACTTGCCATTCATGAAGAAGTAAGGTATACTGATAACATGAAAGTTAACGATTTAACTCAAGCTGAGAGAAAGAACTCTCTTCTGAAAGATGAAATTCGTTTGAAGAAGATATTTTACAAGTTTCCCTTACAAGAAGGAATCCGAGAAGAAGTTTACTCTGAGTGGATCTGAAATGAAGACCAAAAGAAAAATTAAGCGTGGCGCCACTATTGAAAAGATTCATTACGGCGAAGAACCATCGTGGGACGAGTCGGGGGATACGGATATTGATGCCTTTCTCCTGCGGTCCTATGCTTGGTACAATGCCATGTCCAATATCAAGGACTACAAGAAGTGGTGTCTGGAATGGATGAAGGATAACGGTTACGAAAAGGAAGATATTAAGAAAGTCAACCGTGTTGATTATCGAAAGTTTCTTTTCGGTCATAACTGTAGAATGTTATCCAACCAAGTTCCTCTTCCAGAAGTTCTTGTCGAGAAGGTGAAGGATCATGTTCAGGAGATGATCGTTCTTGGCAGTAGGTATAGAGTGGAAAAGAAGGAAGTGGTAGAGAAACCTAAGATTTCTATTCAGGACAGAATGAAGGAACAGGTCATCGAATACTCTGGTGACATCAATATAATTCTCGATAAGACTCTCGACGAGATTCTTGAAAAGAAGAAGCCTCAAATGGATGTTGTCAAATGGTTGAAGGACAATGAAGTAAAGTCCATTCAATCTGGAATGATTTCCTTGGAGTTCAAGTCACTTGTTGATGAACTGAATATGGTCTACAACAAGGAAGACAAACAACTAATGGAAGGATGGGGTTTTCTTTCCCGCCCGCAACTGAAGAAGTATCGAGACTTTGTGCAGAACATTGTCGATACATGTGAGGAATACTCTACTGTTCTTAAGAAGACTCGTAAGCCTCGTAAGAAGAAGTTGCGAACGAAGGCAAGTCTTGTTAAGAGTGTTAAGTATATGTTAGAGACGAAGGACGGAAAGATCAAGTCCATTGATCCCAAGCAAATTATTGGTGCAACGAAACTTGTAACCTATAACACGAAGACAGATCAGTTCTGTGTCTATGAGAAGACCCGAATGGTTGATGGACTTTCAGTTAAGGGAACCACCATCGTGGGTATTGACAATGCTAAGTCGGTCTGTAAGAGGGTTGGTAGGGATAAGTCTATTGTGAAGGTTGCTAGTTCTAGTGGAATTAGAGCCATTAATAACGCATATAAAAATCTTAAAAATAAGGAATCTGTTCCGAGTCCACGACTAAATAGTAATGTTGTGATTCTACAGGCGTTCAAATGATTTTAATTGATAACAGTCAGGTGATACTTTCGAGTATCTTTGCCCAAACTAAAGGCAGTATAAACGGAATTGATGAGTCTCTTGTTCGACACATGACTCTCAATGCCTATAGAAATTTTAAAAATAAGTTTTCTGATAAGTTTGGCGAACTGGTAATCTGCGAAGATTCTGGTAACTGTTGGCGTAAAGACTACTTTCCGCTTTACAAGGCAAATCGAAAGAAGAGCCAGAGTAAATCTGATGTAGACTGGTCATCGGTTTATGACACACTTACCAAAGTGCGAAACGAAATCAGAGATAACTTTCCATACAAGAACATGAGAATTCCTAGAACCGAGGCAGACGATATCATCGCAATCTTAACTCGAATGTTTCACGACAAGGAACCTATCATGATTGTGTCTGGTGACAAGGACTTCAAACAGTTGCAGAAGTTTCCAAATGTTCACCAGTATTCACCTGTTCAAAAGAACATGATCGAGTGTGATGACCCCGAGAAGTTCCTGATTCATCACATTATCAAGGGGGATGCTAGTGATGGCATTCCGAATGTTTTATCCGAAGACGATGTGTTTGTCTGCGAAGATAAACGACAAAAGCCATGTGGCGAAAAGAAAATTAATTCCTTAATGGAAAACCTTGCTCCTGTCGCTTGCACTGAAAATTGGAATAGGAATGATACGCTTATCAACCTAGACAAGATCCCAGATGAAATTGTAGATCTGGTAGTGGAAGAATGGGACACCCCTATTGTCGGTTCAAAGTCCAAAGTATTTAATTACTTTATCGAACACAAACTAAAAAATCTCATGGGAGATATACAGGAATTCTGAGATGAAAAAACAATACTACTACGACGAATATGACGATACCCGTGACATAAATTCACGTTCAATTAAGAAGAGTCAAAAGAAAAGCAAAAGACATAACCAGAAGAAGTGTCTTAGAGATCTAAAGAATCTTTCCGAAGATGACATCGAAAACGAATGGGACACCGAATTTCAGGAGGATTGGTGATATGGGATGCGGATGCGGTAAGAATAAAAGTTCTAATCCAGATGAAGCTCGAGCTTCTGCTAATTTGAAGAAAGCTCAAGAAAAAAAATTAGAGCCTGATCCAAATGTTAATCAACCTACTTTTCCCTCTATTCCACAATTGCAGTCGGATAGACGAACAAGAAAAGTAATTGAAGTAATTGATGATAAAGAACCGAAACAAGAAGAGTCTGAAACACCAGAAACGACACCAGAAACTCCTTCTTTGTTTGATAAGGTAAAGAACCTTGGTAAGTCTGTTGCCTCTAGAGTAACCCAAGGAAAGGCTGACGAGGACTTAATTAAGTTGCGAGTTCTCTCTTGCCATGGCGACAATGAAGTAGTACCATGTCCATATAGAAGTGCGAGTAATACCAGAGAAGGTGCGTACTTCTGCACCGCATGTGGATGTGGTGATAAACCAAGAGCGTTCTTAAATGATCCAGACAACAGTGGTGCCTATACCAAACTGGATTACCCTTGGGTTTCTTGCCCAGTTAGAATGCCCGGGTTTGGAGATTACAAACCCTTCTCTGAAGAAACGCAGGAGTCGATTGATAAATTACCTGAAGGCATGAAGAGAAAGCAATTGACAGAAGTTGTTTTGAAAGCCCGAGGAATTGAAATCCCACCTGCATATGATCCTGTCAAACCAAATGGAGACACTAATGACAACAGTGAAAGTTGATACTATGAAATTATCAAGAGAAACATTGGAAATACTGAAGAACTATTCGACGATCAATTCTAACATCAAGATTGATCAGGGTTCTACCATCAAGACTCTTTCGCCCATGAAGAACATCATGTCGAAGTCTAGCATCGAAGAGACATTTGACACTGAAGTTTCTATCTGGGATCTCAACAAGTTTCTCGGAACGGTTTCTCTTTACGAGAAGCCAGTGTTTGAGTTTCGGGATGATCATGTTATCATCTCAGAAGAGAATGGAAAGTCAAAGACAAAGTATCGGTACGCCGAGTCATCACTGATCTCCAGTGTGGACAAGGATGTGCAGATGCCCGAACCCGTAGTTTCCTTTGTTCTATACAACAAGGATCTCTCTCAGGTTCTCAAGGCAGCCTC